CAGCCTAAGTTCACCAATGGTGCGCCATGCTATGGCACCATGACTGCAGCGCAGCAATGGGGGAACAAAGGTGGCAAATAATATTGCGTTTCTTGCTACTGGCAAGACCTACCTTTTAAGCGTAACAACAACATCTGCGAATGTTGCTGTCTACGCTGATACGCCTGCTAACCAGTTTTCACTTTACAACGATGGCAACCATGAAATCTTTGTAAAGACAGGTGCAAGTAGCGGAACTACAGCAGTGATACCAACGTCTGGTACTGGTGAGTATGGATTTGTCGTTCCCCCCAACAGTAGAATTGTGATTACCAACGGCCAGGCCAATGGAACTAATCCGGTCTACTTTGCTGCCATCGTTGATACGGGTACGCACAACCTGTACATCACACCGGGCGAAGGAATGTCCTAAATGGAAGTGTCAATGTCAGTAGTCATACAAGCCCTGATTGGTGCTGCTGCTGGAGCGTTTGGTGCTTATGTGGCTATTCGTTCAGACTTGGCGGAACTTAAGGCTAAGGTTGAGCATTTACACATGACAGCCGATAAAGCGCATACACGCATTGATCAGATTCTGAACAAGTGATGGATGATAAGACTCACGAGCTAGCAGTCCTTAAAGCGCAAGCTAAGATTAGGCTCGAAGAACTTAAAGCGCAAGATTCGGCCAAAGAAGTAGCAGGCAAAGCCATTGGCGAAGATGGCTTACTGTATATCTTCCTAATCGTGATCGTAGGTGTTGGTGCATCTCTTTTCCTTGAGGGCGAAAAGATCGCCGCTGTCATGGGTTTGCTTGGCGCTTCACTTACTGCGCTGATTCAAATGCTTAATGGCATTGCAGGCACTGCGCCTAAGCAAGAAAAGCCTGAGTTTGAAGTGATTAAAGACTTGATCCATCGTTTAGACAAGTTAGACCGTGCCGAGCAACCTATGCAGGTTGATGTTGAAGGCTCTAAAGTAACGGTTAAAAAAGGTTCAGATCAAATCACTGCAAAAGGATAACTATGTTTGAATTACTTAGTGGTGGTTTGCTTGGCAGTATCTTTGGTGGTTTGTTTCGACTAGCGCCAGAAGTTCTAAAGTTCCTCGACAAGAAGAACGAACGCCAGCATGAGCTGAACATGTTTCAGTTGCAGACCGATCTTGAGAAGATGCGCGGCACTTTTAAGATGGAGGAAAAGTATGTTGACTACAGCGTTCAGCAACTCGACACCATTAAAGCGGCCTTTGAAGAACAGAGTCAAACGGCTCAAGCAGCAGGTTGGTTTGTGGCTGGAATCTCTGCCTTGGTACGCCCTGGAATCACCTGGGCGATATTTGGCATGTACGCTGCCGTCAAAGCGGCTTCGCTTGTTCTTGCGTTTCAAAGCAATGCACCGTGGCATGAAGTAATCGTGAAGTGTTGGGATGAAGATGACTTTGGACTCTTCACCATGATTCTCACGTTTTGGTTTGTTGGTCGCAGCATAGAGAAGTACAAGTGAATGAAGCGATTGAGCTTGCCATCAACGTACTCATCAAGCCCTTTGAAGGCTATGCTAAACGTCTTCCTAACGGCGATTGCTGTGCTTATCCTGATCCCGGTACTGGTGGCGACCCTTGGACTATTGGTTATGGTGCTACTGGTCGTGATATTAGGCAATACACTGTCTGGACAAAAGAACAAGCTGAGACTGCCCTTCAGGAACATGTCAGGCACTTCGTTTCCGGGCTGGTAAAACTCTCACCACGGCTTGTTTCTGCAAGCCCTAGACGTATTGCTGCAGTCATCAGTTGGGCGTATAACTGTGGGCTAGGCAACTACAGAATCTCGACCTTCAAGAAACGTATCGATGCCAATGATTGGGAAGGTGCGGCAGTGGAGTGTCGCAAATGGAACAAGGCTGCAGGCAGGGTGCTACCAGGGCTGACCAAGCGTCGAGAAGCTGAAGCATTGATGATGAGGTAAGCATGGCAAACCCGATTGCAAAGACAACGCGTGGTAAGGGCAGACACTTTCAGTCAGTGGCTGAAGGCGGTGGCATGACAGAGGCCGGTAGGAAGGCCTATAACAGGGCTACAGGCTCTAATCTGCAAGCGCCTGCACCTAACCCTTCAACGCCAAGAGAAAAGGCTAGGAAGAAGAGTTTCTGCGCTCGATCAAGATCATGGTCAGGGCCAAGAGGTAAGGCCGCTAGAAGACGCTGGAGGTGTTAGATGAAACAAGGTTTATACGCAAACATTCATGCTAAACGTGCTCGCATTGCAGCAGGCTCTGGCGAGAGAATGAGAAAGCCAGGTAGTAAAGGCTCTCCCACCGCCAAGAATTTTCGAGAATCCGCAAAGACTGCCAAAAGAAAACCCCGTCGCTAGGACGGGGAAAAGCTCGTCGGGAAGAGCCCATAGAGGAGACATGGATGAGGCTATCTGCTCGCTTGCCTCAAGCGCTTAACCTACTGGCAGATTCAGCGGAGTCACAATTCATTCTGCATCAGCGTGATCGCATCGTCAAGCCTAAAGATCACTAGACTCTCCTTGCCATCAGCCCTGCAAATCACGACAGGCACCTTCTCACCCTTGGATGAGACTTTGGCCTGTTCCATCCATTCATAGAGCGCTATCTTCCTACGACGCTTGCATTCGATCATAAACGGGCCTAGATCGATGTCTGAGCCGCCATCTCTTGCTTGCCCTAGTACACGCGTCACCTTGGTTCCTAAACGCTCTGTAAGCGCGTTACAGACCTCACGCTCATAACTAGCACCGCGGTCTTTACCTAGCTTGCTCAATCGCGTTCTCCTTGTAGGATTTTCCAGGCTTCTTCCCTGACAGAATTCTCTACGGCATAGCCAAAAGCATCAGGGTCGAGTAAGGCATGAATGAACATTTCCCTGACTTTGAGTTTGTGATCAGTTCTTGCCAGCATGGCTCGTAACTCTCTGGTAAGCGCATAGAGCGTTTCCATCTTGGCCTGCATCTCTTCCCTGCTCATCTCACTCATGAAGCACCTACGCTAAACGGATTGTTGAAGAACTTAGGTTCTATCGTAATACGCGTCTTAGTGAACTTGACAGGGCGTTTGATGATGACTCTCTCAACCGGTTCCCAACTGGCAAAGGTGTAATAGCGTTCTGTCATGCGATTAAGCCTGTCTGATCGTTTCTTGATGTAGCCATCATGAAGAAGTCCACGAATAACGTACTTGGTGGTTGGTATGCCAAGCATGGTTTGTAGTTGAATGTCTTTGAAGGTGGCTTCAGTCTTTCGCTTAGAAAGATACTTAAGAACCTTCATGTGGGATTCTGTCAGTTTTGTCATGCCATATCCTCCCGCAATGCAGCGTCCCATACTTTGTCATTAGCGCCTTTAATGACTTCTGTCGTCGTGAATCGATGCAAGCAAGCGACGCAACGCCGCCTGCGTGTCACCCAAGAGTTAGCCGGTTTCTTACCACCATACCGGCGTGTCTCTAGGATGATCGTATCGTTATGCTCACCTCTTTCAGCGCACTTAGGGCAGAGCATCAAAATGGAACGCTGTCATCGTCATGCGAACTTACTTCACGTCCCTGGCGTGGCATCTGGCCTGGTACAAAGTTATTCACCCGTATCGAGATCAGATCTCCATAAGCACTACGCTTTGTCCATGCTGACAGTTTGATCACATCACCTGGCTTGTAAGCCTGATCGCAGGTGAAACTACCTGACCAGTCTGGTGCTTTGTCAGACTTCTTCTCTTTCACGGTGAAAAGTACGCCACTGCCTTGTTGCTGTTCAAAAGCCATTGTCATTTCCTTACTAGTTGATATTCGGCAAAGGATTTGCCATTACGGTTAATGGTGTGTGTCACGATGGTGTGACCTTGTTTTCTTAGTTCTTCGACTCTGGCTGCAAGTCTTGTTGAACCAATCTCTGCATAGGCTTGCAGTTGCGTGAGCGTTCCTTGTTGCAAACGCTCAAGCACTGCCTGCGTCTGCGTCAATCGAACACTACCTCTTCCTCCGCATCCAGAGTCACGATCTTTTTTGCGATATAACCCTCGACCGCATGATCGTGACAGCGCTTCTTGAATGCAATGGCTGCAACCCCGCCAAAGTTATTGATGGTTTCGTGGTTGACCCGAAAGAGGCTCGCCAACTTGGCGTTTTTCTCCTCAGTTGTCATCTTCTTGCTGTCAGCGATCTTCCCGATCAAACCAAAGAAGTTATCCTGCCACTGCATTTCATCCTGGTGAGAGCTGTAAACCTTGCTCTTATCGCCCTCTGGTACTAATACCTTGTACTTACCTTCAATGACCTCAGCAAGCGGTTGTAGAGGCGCAGCGACCGGCATATCAACCTTCTGATATTGATTAGTCGGGATGGTGTCCAGTTCGGTTTCATCAAGCATCCCCAATCCACAGTGAGCAAGCACAGTCCTGCGTATCGCTTTGGTTGTAGCCTTCATCAAGGCATTAGCTAGCCTCTCTCCATTAAGACCTGCGATGTCAACTGCTCCCTGATTTTCAGAGCTTCGTCCATCTTTGCCAGTGCATCGGACAGATACAAGATACACATTCTCAACTCTCTCTCTGTTAGTGATCGCAGTGGACAGTCCATGCAGATTTGAGAGTTGCTGTGTGGCCCCAGCATTCGCATACAAGACCTTCTTTCCTGACAAGACAAGAAGATCGAACGGCTTCGCAGAAGGATCGAGTCCGACTTGCTGGCAGCGGTAGTTGTAGTATCCAGTGAGTTGTTCTTCCTTGAGTCCACTCAAGTCACCTCGAAGTACGATTGAATCAATGATTGACTGATCAAGTTTGGTTGGATCGACTAGATTGCTCATTTGACTAAAAACCTCCGTGAGCCAGGTTGTTCAATAACGTAACGCTCATAGACTTCAGGCATCTCTGCTTGCAGTAACTTTGGATCAAAGCGTTTGGAGCCTTTAGCGCTGTTCCAGGTTGCAAGCACCTTCCCATCAAACGTGATGAGTGAGCCTGCTTCTTTCATCTGCCCTTGGATAAAGCCTTGTAGCTTTTCCTCGGCTTCTTCGTACTGTTTGATGTTGGCCTTAATTGCTTTCAGTTGCTGGCAGGCTTGTTCTAACTGAGCATTAGCTAGAACCCCAGCCGTAGTGGATATGGGGTAGAGTTTCTTTGCTGCGTCCACCGTAGTCGCGCTTGGAGGCTGCTTGGCCTGTATTGCGCCCCATAGCTCAGCTTCCAGTTGTATGAGCGAGTCTTTTTCAGCGTCTGATACTTGCGTGTCGATAAGTACCAGTTCTTGTCCCCCAAAGAGCACCGCAAGTACGATACGCTGTACCCGATGTACCGTAGCTTCATGAATACATTGCGCTCTGTCGGCCGCAGGCATAAGTGCAGTGTCTGCATCGTATTGATTCCTCTTTGATTGGTTGTAGTTCTTCACCTCGACCAGTGTCGTGCCATCAGCAGAGATGAAGTCAAAGTGACTAGCCATCCAGGTATGCTCAGGGTGATATAGCTCATAGTCAGCTTCTTTGAGTTCCATCTGCAACCTGGCACTAGCTTCACGGCCAATGACATCCTGCAGCTTCAAACCCCACTGCACAGCTTCTATGTGTGAAATGTCTTCACGTTCTGTCTGGCCTATCTTCTCCAGGTAAACATCTGCTGCCTTGCCATCAGCGATCTTGCGAGCATCGGTTGCCCAGATCGCCTTACGTCTTGATTCAGTGTCAAAGCTAGTCATGCTGCCTCCTAAGAACAACGAAGAATTTCAATATCAGGGCCAACTAAGCAAGTCTTGTAAGACCCATTGCCCCAATGCCAGGATGCCCATGCAGTAATTGCTGACTGAAGAGACCTAGGCTCAAAATCAAAATTCTTTATGACAACAACATCACCAGCTTTCATGTCTTTGATAAGCGGATAGAAAAACTTGTGCATCGTTCCGGGAGGGTATTTGTAATTCTTGCTAGTCTTTTTAGGCTCGACTACAGCAAGCGTCCCATACTCATTGCCATCCTGATCAATGACCTTGTACTTGCAACCTGATGCGTCAAGCAACTTAATTGCCTGAGCAATAGTGCGTTTTACGATCTCTGGAATCATGCTGCCTCCTCATCAAAGCAGGTTGAGATGTCTTTAACAGCGTCACGGTTCTTGATGACATTGAGCATGTGCTTGAGTTCTTCAACTCGATCAAACAAGCGTTCAATGACCTTGACCTGATAGCTAGACATTGAGTCCCAGTCGCCTGCAAGTACGCGTTGAATGTTGGCACTGTCTTCAATGATGTGGACTGTCGCAAGCCTGATGTCATACAAATCTGAGTCGATTAGTTTCAAATACTTCATGGTTTCTCCTTTGGTTAAGTACAACGAAAGTGATTATACACACTAGGAACATATGTCTATACCTATCAATCTACCGTTCGTCGGGTTGGCAAATGGTTTGCCAGATTTGCCAGATTTGCCGCTTTTTTGCCGCTTTTTTGCCGTTTGCATCAAAAGATGTTTGCCATTAAGATCAGGTTGTCTGTGTGGTGCAGATTGAGCCGTTAAGCATGTTCCCTGCCCTCTACTTACCCCAGAGGGATCACCACCAGGGGGCATCCTTAACGGCTTTTTTGTTTCTGACCAGACCGTACTCCGCACGATAGTAGGCACTTACCATGGTGGCTCGGAGTTGAGGTGGTACGCCGTATGTCTTAGGACTAGGGGGCAGTTCCCGAATAACCGGCGCGGCTGGTCTTATCTCGAAGCCGAGGGGTCAGGAGACTGACATCGAGATGCTGCTTGCAGCGGAGGAACCTCCCCTCTCTACCCCGTTCTTGTTTGGGGTAGGGGGGTCTTTGGGAGGAAAGAGGGGTTAGCCTCCAGATTCCTCATCAGGTTCTACAGATTCTGCAACCAGATACTGCAATTGCTCTCTGACGATACTTATCCTCTGTTCCATATCTTCCACATAGTCCAGGATTGCTTCCAGTTCACTAGAGTGAATCATCACAAAGTCATCTGTTCTTGCTAGCCGGTTGAGTAGCTTTCTCATGTGTTCTTCTCCTTTAGGGCTTGTTCAATGGCTTTTGCAAAGGCAAGCACACCAAAATTCTTACCACCTTCGTAAAGGTTTGTGTCTGCTAGCTCAAACACAACATCATCCGTCAGCCCAACCCATTGCTTTGGTGGTGCGGTGTAAAGCGGCGTTACCCCAGGGTCATCAAATACAGGGCCATACTCAATCTGCTCACATTCACCATCTTCATTGACAAACATCCACGCCACCGGCTCTTGTTCCGGCTGCGCTAATGCTTGGCGTAGTGCTTGGATTTCATCGGTAAACTTTAGCCAGCTATTTGACCAAGTTTGCAATCCTTCCAAAGCCTCCAACGCCATCTCTGCTGCTTTGCGTAGGTCAGTCATGTGTTCTTTTCCTTGAGTTTTTCTTCGATGGCGCAAGCAAAATTACCCCAGTGCTGATTTCCTGAATGGATCTCTTGTATTTCATAAGCCGTCAGCCCAACCCATTCACGCTTTGGTGGGGATGTGTAGAGAGGTGTCCATCGCTCAGGATGACGGCCAATGTCTGCGGGTATGTGCGTGATGACATTACCTTCAATAAATTTGTGCATCCACGCCATTGGCTCTTGCTTTTCTTGGTGCGGCTTCTTGGGAGAGATGTCATCGCGCCGTCTCAATCGCATCTGTGCTTGCAGGTTAGGATTGTCAACCACTTCATAGACTTCTGAATCTTCAGATTCATATCTCACGACACGGAAATCCACTTCGTGAATCAGTTCACAATCACAGCACTGCATTAGATAACCTACAGGCTTGGGGCATACCCAGTCGCACCACCCGTCTTCCACTTCTTCCTGCGGCTTGCACTGAACCGCACCCCACACGCCAACTTCCCCAACCCTTGCTAAATCTGTATCCAGTGCTTGGCGCAGTGCGGTGATGACTCCTTCTAGTTTTTGGTCGCAATACACGTCATCCGCAATCTCGTTCAACATACCAAGCGCCATCTGCATAGCTTCTCTGCTCATTGCATAGCTCCCTTGCTCATACTGCGAACATAGAAGTGAATCTCGATAGCACGATGCAACTCATGCTCATCAACATTGGCTAGCTCACATAAGACTGGTAAGTAGGCGACATGCCGAGCAAGTTCTTCCTGCCATCTCTCAACCATGGCAAGGGACTCTTGCTCTACGTCTCTCAATAAGCGTTTCTTTTTCATTTCCTGTGCTCATAGTCAATTTCAATAGACTCAGCAAATCCATAGGCTCGGCCATTATTCTCAGGCGCATAGGCTTTATCGATCTCTTTGCCTAGCTGATACAAGGCCTTATAGCCATGGTGCTTGAAGATGAACTCGTTCATGTGCTGCATAGCAACTAAGTAGGGGTCATGCCGATGATCGGCTAAGTGAATCAGTTCCTTGATTTGCTTTTGTTGATCTTCGATCAAAAGCTCATAGGCTTTAATCTTCAATGCGTCATCCATGATGGGACTCCTGCGCGGGTAATTGAGGTATCGATTGGGACTCACTGGCGGGTAGCGTCACAATCCAGGTGCGGAAGCTCTGCTGCTTAGCCATTGTTTGAGGGCATTCTCTAGATGGTGGTTTCCACCCTGCCCGTCTCCAAACGTCCTCGACTGGTATGCACCAGTCTTGCGGGTGGATTTGGCAATTGAAAAGAGAGACCCATAGAGGCATTTGTTTATCGTCCATGTAGGTTGACTCCAGTTAGGTAGAGAAAAGCCCGTAAAAGCCCGTTTAAGGGCTCTCATGGGCATTGCTAGCGGGTTAGGACTTGCAGAATGACTCAAGCATGTCCCATATTTCACGGTTGATTACTAGTGTGACTGTGTGCTCGTCTTTGTGCTTTACGTACGCGTCTTCGAATGGGTCAATGGCACAATCTTCGAGTGTGACTGGTTTCGTTTCTTCAATCATGGTGGTTTACTCCAAAGGTTAAAGGGACTCGAGCGCTGGTTATGCGACGATACTTTGAGCGTAGGCAAGGGCTAACGCTTCAGTCTGAAACAATTTCATTGTCGGGAAAATCTGATCAGCGTCTGTATCGATCAGCTGAACAACCCATTGGCCGCGTTGATTCTCGAATACGCGCACTGCTATACCTTCATCTGGTTTTTCTAAGATAGTCATATGATCCTCAAAGGTTGAAGAAAACGGCGAGAGCAAAAGCCACCCCGAAAAGGGTGGCAATGCTCCAATCAATCAAAGCTTGTTTAAGACGGTTAGACATGGGATGCAGCCTTACCATGCGCGACGATTGCAATCGATACGCTTGAAGGCTTTAGCGCACCGTCACATGCGCCACAATCGATGCATTGTTTACGATTGCCACCTTCCGGACTAGCGGGGCAAGGTATTTCACGTACTAACTGCATAGGTGCATTGATCGGGATAACGCGGAAAGTGCGCCACCCCATCGAACGAGCTAAATCTCGATCTTCGATTGAGTCTGCACTTGCCATGCATATTTCCCGATGTGCCTGCGCAAAAGCTTGCGACCATTGGTGTGTGTAACCTGTCCAATCTGCAGCAAACTCGAGTAAGGCTAGCCATATGTCTGCAGGTATCATGGCCGGATCGCCATAGGCGCCTAGTCTTACCTTGCGACCCTTGATAATGCTTGCAGCATGTGAAAGGTCATGACTGCAATCGTAATAACTGCCACGTTTAAAAGCTTTATAGATTGCACTGACTGATTTTCCGTGATCAACGTAGCAGGTGCGCTTGCGACCAGCTGCAGCATTGCCACGATGCACACAATTGCCACAGATTGATTGATCAGCGCCGGTATCTACTGCATCCACCGGGTGGATATCTGATCGAATGATGTACGTTTGCACCATGTTGCCAGTCTTAATGTTGCGTGATTTCAAGACTGCAATCCCGACGATTGGTGCATTGTCTATGGGTGAAATGCCACGATAAAAAACGAAACCGTTTGCCATGATGTATCTCCTATAGGTTAAGAACTACAAGAGAATAATCACATGCTTTGCATATATGCTCTATAGACTTTAGTATCAAATGAACACAAAGACACTCTAAGATATATTCCATGCTAGAGATGTACTCTTAAGATCTTAAAAACTATGTATAGGTGTAAAGGTATTCTTGTATAGATATATATAGGGGTAATCCTAAGATCAATGATGTAGGAGCATTAGTTGATTGTTATCTATACGCTCCCTGCATCAATCGACAATGGGGTATAAGGGTCGGGCGGTGAGTCTTTCCCCCTGCGCAGTGCATGAGCAGGCATGTGCTCAAGGTCACATGGTCATGACTTGGCCACAACCAGTCGCGCAGATCGATCGATGATTGGCGAAGTGAATGGGACGGGGGGTCGGGATTTGGGCGCACCACTACGCTTCCCGCCCCAAAGAAAAACTAGTTTTTACCATCCCCGCCCCAAGGAATTTTCTGTTTTCCTGCCTACCTTAAATATCTATTTGTGTATGATGAGTACATCGACAACATGGAGATGTACGAGATGTTTACGTTAGAGAGAGGTTTAGATATACCGGAGAGGAAGACTGGCCCTAAATATCCTTACGACCAGTTAGAACTAGGAGATAGTTTCTACCTTGAGGGTGGCGATCTATCTAAGCTATGTAATGCTAACTATAGAGAGTGGCGAAGAACGGGAAAGAAGTTCACAGCAAGGAAGGTGGAGAATGGTGTAAGGGTGTGGAGGATTGAGTGAAGCATGATGATGCGGTGAGATGGATTACGAAGTATGCAGAAGGTGATCCTAGTTATCCGTATCTGGCGATGAAGTGGTATGAGGAAGAGAGAAAGAAACGTCCTTTGAGTGCTGATGAGCAAAAGACGGTGTTGTGGTTAAAGGAAAACTATGGAATTGAAGCCCGATTGCAGAAACTGCCACTACAGCCAAGAAATTGGACTAAAGGAAAGCCATGACGGTAAGGAAGTGGTCTTGATCTGCATCCGAGATGGCTTGCTGGCAGAGAAGGTTTGCACTTATTACGAATATGAACCAGGCATTGAATGAAGTTTGACCTTAATCACTTCTACAAGTTCTGCAAGGAACTGAAGGTAGAGACCAAAGAGCTAGGCATTCAACGCTTAGGTAATCGTTTGCTTGGAAGCCAGACCTATGTGATGGAAGAGATCGCCAAGGGTCTGAACAATGACATTCACTTCTTTGTGATTCTTAAAGGCAGGCAGCTTGGGATTACAACCATATCGCTTGCCTTAGACCTTTACTGGCATTTTAAAAACCCTGGGTTTCAGGGAACGCTCACGACTGATACCGAAGAGAACCGAGACCAGTTCAGAACCACACTTGCCATGTACATGGATGGTTTGCCACCGGAGTACAAGATTCCATTGATGACGCATAACAGGAATCAGATGGTTTTAAAGAACCGATCAAGGCTCTTCTACCAAGTAGCTGGTTTGCGAGCCAAGGGGTCGTTAGGTCGTGGTAAAGGTATTACCTACCTGCACGGCACAGAGACATCATCATGGGGTGATGAAGAGGGGTTGGCTTCTTTGCTGGCATCGCTTGCAGAAAAGAATCCCAATAGGCTTTACCTTTTTGAAAGCACAGCGCGTGGGTTCAATATGTGGCATGACATGTGGTCGGTGGCAAAACGTGCAAGAACGCAGAAAGCCATCTTTTGTGGCTGGTGGCGCAATGAACTCTATACAGCAGATGCCAAGTCAGATGTCTACAAGGTGTACTGGGATGGCAAGCTAAGTCCTGAAGAGAAAGAATGGACAAGAGAGATTAAGAAGCTATACCAGGTAGAGATCAATTCAAGGCAGATTGCCTGGTGGCGATGGAAGATGAATGAGGGGATTAAAGACGAAGCCCTCATGTATCAGGAGTTCCCGCCCACGGAAGACTATGCCTTCATCATGACGGGTTCGAGTTTCTTCTCACATGCCCGCTGCACTGATCAAGCCAAGGTTGCTAAGCAGTTGTTACCTCGGTTCTACCGCTTCTCAATGGGACAATACTTTGAAGACACTGAGTTAATTAATTCAACAGAGCGCATGGCAACGCTCAAAGTATGGGAGGAGCCGATTGAAAACGCCTATTACGTCATCGGTGCTGATCCAGCATATGGAAGCAGCGACTGGGCTGATCGTTTCTGCATCCAAATCTACCGCTGCTATGCAGACGGACTTGATCAAGTTGCGGAATTCGCTACCTCTGAACTCAACACCTACCAGTTTGCCTGGGTGGTTTGCTACCTGGCAGGGGCTTATAAGAACTCCACCCTTAACCTAGAAGTCAATGGCCCTGGTCAAGCTGTCATCAATGAGATGCGCAACCTTAAACGCCAGGCGCAGACAATGGAACCGCGCAAGGCAAGAGGTTTAATGGATGTCCTATCGCACATGCAGCATTACCTGTGGCGGCGCAATGACTCACTAGGCGGTGTCTCGAACTCGCTGGGTTACCTGACCACGCATTCATCCAAAGAGCGGATGCTGAATTACTTCAAGGATTATTTCGAACGCGGGATGATGAATGTCTACTCGATGGATTTACTTGAAGAGATGAAGTCCGTGGTGCGTGACCAGGGTTCTATTGCCGCTTATGGACGCAATAAAGATGATCGTGTGATTGCCACAGCCCTTGCTTGCGTAGCCTTTGCTGAACAGCTCATGCCAAGGCTCTTGCAAATGCGTATGACGCGTGATCGCAAAGAAGAAGCCATAACACCCGTGCAAGTGCCAGTGGTAGATAAGCAGATTAACAACTACTTAAAGGCTATTGGCGTTGGGTCTCAGTAAACGTCAAATGATGGAAGTGATTCCTGCGTTTATGCGGGATAAGAAACGCGGCATTTCCATTGCCTTGTTTGCCGAGCTATGCGGCCTTGATCCCTTGCACTTAAGAGATGTGTTTCTCAATGGCAAATACCCGCTCACAGAACTCGTACAGACCCGTGTGAACCGTGCTTATGAGCACTGGGTCAATGGCGACGTTGCTGTCATGGTGAAGTCGGGTAAGAAGTACGTGGAGTTTCGCAAGCAACCTAAGCCGCAAATGGTAAGGCGCAGGCTCGTTACCTTTGATGGCAATGGATTCAAACTTGATCTTGGTATTCGCCCAAAGTCCCAAGACTATCAACGTCCTGATCTTGACCAGCAACTAAGGAGAAACTATGGCAGTCGTTCATGATTACAAATGCCCAGCACATGGCTTTTTTGAAAGCAGAGAGCCTGTATGCCCGCATGGATGTACATCCGATGTACAAATGGTGTTCTTGCAAGCCGTGGGTATGAAGTCCGATTCCACCAAACATGCTGACACCACACTCAAAGAGTTAGCCAAGGATTACGGCATGAGTGACATTAAGTCGTCGCGTGAAGGTGATCACCAACAACATGCTCTGCTAGGCAATAAACAAGCCGCACAACCACAGAATCCATTTGCCGTGCAGTGGGGTAATCCCAAACAATTAGGCAACTACAATCTGAATTCGATACGTGGTGAAACCGTTGGGGGCTTGTCTGCCGTCAAAGAAAGTGGTATAGCATTGCGCAAACCAACGCCTTCAGTGGTCATTCGTGATCATGAGAACTTAAAGTTGCCTACATGAGAATTCCTGACGATCCCATCCAAAGAGAGTATTTCTACAATGACTTGGTAGATAAGTGCTCCGTCAGCATTCAAGAGCGCACGGGCACTTATGACTCACTGCGCTCTTACTATCTCTTTGGTGCGGGATTGGATGCACCGCCTGCGTACTACAACAAGATTTACCCGCACATTGACCAGCTCTCCTCCTTCCTCTACTCAGCAGAAACCACGCGGTTTACGATTTCGCTTGGCGCCTCGGTCAATAAGCACGAACAAACTAAGATTCCTTCGCTGACAGGCGCTTTGAATGATGATTGGCTCAATAGCAACGCTGATCAGGTGTTTGCCCAAGCGTTGAATTGGGCGCTTTGCTACAACTCCACCTTCATTAAGCTCATCCAGAAGAATGGCTTGCACCCCTACATGGTTGATCCACGGTGCATTGGCGTGTATCGAGAAGATACACCTCACACTGATCGCCAAGAAGCGTTGATTCAGATTTATTACATCACACGCTCTGAGCTATACGCCAGACTTTACTCGCATCCGCAACGTGAAGCACTGCTTGCTCGCTTGCAAATGGGGCAAAGCCAAGAGAACCAAGTGCCTGATGGCATTCAGCGTTTAATTCTGTCTGCCACTGATCCAACGATGTATGGGAATGTGAACCTCAATATTGCTGGGATGCAGCAATACAAGGCACGGGTTGCTGAAGACACGATCAAGATGACTGAGTTATGGGTCTGGAATGACATGACTGAGGACTATCAGTGCGTCACTATTGCTGACCCCAACGTCATCATCTATGACCGAGCTGGTGAAAGTATGTTTTTGAAGGGTGAACTGCCCTTTATTCAGCTTTGCCCAACCCCGCAGTACGATTACTACTGGGGCATTTCTGAGGTTGCAAGGCTAGTTTTTTTGCAAGACATGCGCAATAAACGGATGCAAGAGATTCTTGACCTCTTATCCAAGCAAGTATCACCGCCTACGGCGCTCATTGGCTTTACAGGCTTGCTCGATGAGAAGAACTTTGCGCTAAACCGCGTTGGTGGCCTGCTTTCGACTGATATGCCTAACGCCAAAGTTGAGCAAATGGCGCCATCAATCCCCAATGATCTCTTTAGAGAGATTGCAGAGATTGATCAGATGTTTGAGGAAGCCTCTGGTATTGTCAATGTGTTGCAAGGCAGGGGCGAATCAGGTGTTAGAAGTGCTGGTCATGCCTCACAATTGGCACGTTTGGGGTCTTCGAGAGCTAAAAAACGTGCATTGATCATTGAAGATGCGTTAGAAAAGATGGCAACGCTGTACTTAAAGGCTATGCAAGCCTATTCTGATCGCATTTACACGGACGATCAGGGTGATAAGTTCATTGCAAACCAGTTTACTAAAGACTTTGTGGTGAAAGTGGATGCTCATTCCAACTCACCGATCTTTACGGAAGACCTAAGAAGCCTTGCATTTGCACTTGCAGACCGTGGTGCAATCACCAAAGAGCGTTTGATCGACATTTTGGAGCCTCCCATGAAGCAATTGCTCAAAGAAGACCTCCGAAAGATGGAGCAAGCCCAGCAAGCAGCACAAGAAATGCAAAAACAGCAGCAACCAACGCCTGAAGGCGCTGCACCACCTGCTATGTAGAGGTTTTTATGCTGACAAACGGTAATTCCAACATGAATGGCGGTTCTGGCGACACAAGAAGTGGTCAAGACCGGTTTTCTTATAGTAATGACCAACCAAAAATGGGTAAATCAGAGCTAAAACAGATTTATCGCACTCCGCAACTCAATTATGGTCGTGCGACGATGAATCGCACGGGTTATCAACGCGCAGGAGGTCGTTTCTCATGATGCAACGCAAAATGCTACGTTACGCACGGCCATCACGCCGTTAATCGCTTGACAGACGGTCTGTAAGTAAGTACAAACCGCCCTGAAAGGACTCAATATGGCTGTTAGCGCAGAAGAATTGATGAAGTTGATTCGCGGCGGTGCCAAAAACGGTAAGGCTTCGATGGAAATCGAGGTTGAAGAAGAAGGCACTGAAAGCGAAGATGGTGAAGAAAAGAAACCGGCACTGTCTGGTGCATCGTCACCTCCCATGTCTTCCCCTATGTCAACGCCTGAACCCAAAAAGGGTGAGGAAATGCAAGGCCGCATTGATGTGCAGCTTGGTATGGGCATGTTGATGGGTGCCATGCAGAAGTTTCCTGATGGTTCGCCTGAACAAAAAGCGCTGAAAGATGCCATAGGAAAGATTGGATCGGCCTTTGGTGAGATGGATTACAAAGCCAAAGAGTTAGTACCCTCTGAAATCATGCAAATGATTCAGACTCTGCCTCAAGCTGGTGGCGCGTCTGCCGAGATGCGAGCAATGGCTGCGGCACCAACCCCTGGGACTCAAAACCCACCCTTACCTATCTAGGAGATAGTGATGGAATTGTTCAAACCCCGCGCTGGAACGATTCGTCGCCCGACGGATAACCAGCAAAAGAATGGTCAGATTTACAACCCACCTCGGTATGAGCCGTTTGGTGGCTTGAGTGGAGCGAATAAGGTTACTAAAAACCAGATGACGCTTTCCAAACCCGGTGACACCAAGCGTGTCATTTAA